GTTTTCCAGTTGTCAGTTATATTTAGCAGGCAACATAAATCTTTAGCCATGGCCACTCTTGGGTCGCGGCACATGCGATATTGAATACCATCAAAAACGGGTTGTGTCTGGCAAAATGATATTTGCTCAAATTCGTATACAGGTTTGTCCATTTTCATGGTGTATCCACAGCTTGTAAAAAATGTATCCAGGTTGCTAACAATTAACTTGAGAAGTTTGTCCTCCACAATTAATATACAATCATCACCATTGTTTGCAAGCCTAAATTTGTTAATCCCTAGCTGTTTACAAAACACATAAACCATACCACACATTATCAGACAATTACCACTTGATGTATTCATATCTCCTGACATCCTGGAACCATTAGTCTTGTATTTGACTTTACCATCAACTACGTAAGCTGTTCCTTCATTATATAATTGCCAACGCATCAACCTCTTTAATTGTCGTTTGGAGGTTGTCATCATTGTCCATATTTTCTGTTCCCATTTAAGCATCTCTACAGAACAGTGCTGATCAAATCTACTTGCGTCCAAACCAATGGCCACAGGTCGATCAAATTGCTCCCACATATTTTTCAATGCGGTAGCTTGTCCAATGCAATCCATTCCTTTAAGAACGGTAGGACCTCCGTATATATCAGCAATAACCTTAAAGAGAGGCTTCTCCAAATGCTTAATTACCTTACCCAATGCAGCTGAGTACCTAAAAGTTCTAGGTTGTATAATTCTTGGTGCAGGGTCGGGTTTACTACTAAAATTAATTTTCTCTATTTTAACAAAAGATTTGATCTTTGCATCCTTTTGGATTGCTGATTCGCGTAACAGCGATTCACAAGCCTGTTCATATCTTAACTTCTTAGCGCCCGAGTAACTACTTAAAAAGTCATCGTCACTCAAGGGAGGAATTGGAAAAGAAGAATTATTTCTAATTCTGTTTCTAAACTGGTCGTGCATCGGTTGCATAAGATTAAACAAATAACTCTTCGACTGGGGCCTAGGAGGTAATTGTAAAC